CCGCCCGCCATGATATTCGCACATTGGCACAAAAAGCCCCTTGAATTCCGGCATGACCTTTTCCGCAAGGGCGCACATCCTCTGTACAACTTCACGGGTTTCCGGGCTTGCTTTGGCGCACAACCGCTTGTTTGCAAGGTTCAGCAATGCTTCTGCGTTCAGCGTCACCCGCATTGTGACCGGGGTGTCCTGCGGGGCTTTTGTGCGGTCATAGCTTGTTTGCCTGTCGTTGCGTTGGCTTTGCACATAGGGTTGAAAACCAACATGATGGCGCACTAAATGCACGGAAACCCAATAGGGGATATCCCGTATCACATACGAAAACCGCAATTCCCGGATTGGACTGTGCCGTGCAACCAACAGCCGCCGCACGAAATCGGATGTGGGCATGGTCTTTGCGTCTTTGCCCATCGTGCCAACCGTGCATTGTTTCATCCAAAGCAGGTCATCCGCAACCGGGTATTTCCTCAATTCAATTTCCATCGTCACAAAGCCCCCTTTTCTTCATCCATTGCCACACCTGCCACAACGCCCTCCCGTGGATAATGATTGTGTTGCGCTTTTCGTAGCAAATGTCCGTTTGTATCTCTGCCAACGTGCGCCCGTTGATATAGTGTTCAATCAAAACCGTCTGTTGCACCTCATCCGGCACGCTGTCAATTGCGTCCATGATCTCCCGCAACGCCGTTTGACATTCCCGCCGCTTGTCCTCAAGCATTGCGGTTGCGTCCATTGCGTTGACAACGGCGTTTGCCATCATTTCACCTCCGCCGCTTGTCTGCACACAGATTTCCTTCAGCGCAACCGTTGTGTTCGTTGCATCCTCAAAAGCCGCACGGATTGCACGCTCAAGGGCGGCGCACTTGGCTTTCAATCCCCTGTACCGCATCAAGTATGCCTTTGCCGGGTTCTGCTTGTGTTCCATCATCGTCTTTTCCTCTTCGCCCGCAACCGTGCTTTTACAATTGCGTTCGTCACATCTTCTTCCGCATACCTGCGGGCGTTGGCAAGCGCACGCACCTGCAACCAGTCTTGATATTCTTTGCAGGTGTCATGCGCATTGCCGCACCCACGCTTTCTGCACGTTTTACACGGGCATTCCGTCACCAAGGCAGGTCATCCGGCGAAACAGCTTCCATGCCGCTTGCCGGGTCAACCTGCGGTGCGGGCTGTGCGGGCGTTTCCGCTTCCGCACGGCTTGACAGAAACTCCACATCTTCCGCAAGCACCTCAAGGCTTGCCCCGTGCTTGCCGTCCTTTTCCCATGTGCGCAAGCTAATGCGCCCCGTCACCGCAACTTTGCGCCCTTTATCAAGGAATTTGGCGCAATTCTCACCAAGCCCCCGCCATGCGTTCACGTTGAAAAAGTCTGCGCCGGGTTCCGGATTGTTCTTGGTCTTCGGTCTGTTTACCGCAACCGTAAACCCGCAAACGGGCGTGCCGTCCTGTGTGCTTCTCAATTCCGGGGCTTTGGTCAAGTTGCCAATAATCATGATTTTGTTCATTTCTGCTTCTCTGCCTTTCTTTTCATGTCATCAATGTAACCAAGCAACAGTTTTACTTCCCAATCTCCAAGGCAAACCGTTTCGCCACGCCCTGTCCTGCGCAACTTGCGCAATACCGCTTCCCGCCGCCGCTGTTCCTCTTCCGTCACGTTCTCGCCCCCCTTTCCCACTTTTTTTTCGGGCGCATATTGTCATAAACATATGACCACACAGCCCACGGGCAAAGCTTGTGAAAGTACAGATACCGCACCGCCTTGAATACAATTGTTTTCACACATTCACCCCCTTGTTATCCGTTCAACAGCGTCTTCCCAATTCAATTGCACCCCTGTTTTTTCATAGGCTTCATCCACAAGGTCGGTATCCTCAACGCAAAGAACGGTTTGTTTGTCAATCTCAATCAGCAGGTCAACCGCTTCGTCCGCATCCATGCCGTGCTTGTCAATCATCGTTATCAAAAAGGCGGCGTAAATGGTATGAAAAGCGAAATCCTCTGCAAACTTGCGCCCTTCCTGCGTTCCTTGCTCATACGCCTTTTGAACATCTGCTTCCGTGATACCGTTCCGGTAAAACTGCGCCCGCAACTGTTCAACCGGGGTCAGCGGTATTGCCATCAATGCCCGCCTGTCTGCCCGTTGCTTTGCCCGCCGCAATTCCCGGCTTGTCTTTGCCCGTTTTGCCATGCTCACACCTCACGCACCCGCAACCCGAATTCCCACAACATCAACTTGCGCTTTATGATGTATTGCGGGGTTTTGGTTGCTTCTGATTTCACATCTTCAACAATGGTTTCGCCGTTTTCCTTATACACGAAATCCGCAACATACTTGACCGGGCGTTCCACAACCTTGCCGCCAACCCTTTGGCTTGGTATCAACTCAAACGGCACTTGCATTTGCAGGTCAGTTATCACACCCGTCCGCAACAGCCAACGCAATTCTTGATACCTGCGGGCTTCCCGTTGGCTGTCAAACGTTTTCCCGTCCAGTTCCCATTTTTTGTTCCTGTACTTGTTCACGCTCTTTGTACCCCCGGCACGTTGTCTTGCCTTTGCTCACAATATAGCCATAATGCACGCAATAGCACGATTCCTTGAAATGATCTTTTGCCCACTTGCAATCCCGGCAAAGAATCTGTTGCCCGTTATTCAATCAAAATGCCCCCTTTCAGCGTGTTTGTTGTTTGAATGGGCAAATACCCGCCAAACGGCGAGCCCCGGCTGAAATGCCCCGAATTCGCCGCTTGGCGTGGGTGTTTACGCCATCAAGCGGAAGTTGTTGCGGGCGTTGCGCTCAACCGTCAACCTGTGCGCCCGTGACCGCTCATATACCCGGCTGAATACTCCTTCATCAGCGGGCAACAACTGATTGACCAAATCCCATTCGCTTGAAATCACGGTCGGTTTGTTCATGATGTACCGGGCGTTCAGTATGGTAAACGCAATCTTGATGTCCGCTTCCGAAAACACCGGGTTGTCCGTATACTTCTGCTTCAACAAGTCATCAATGTACAGTACGGAAACGTTGATATAATCTGCAACAAGGTCTTCAAAGTCATCGTCATTGACGCTTGCTTTCAACTGCCTTGCCACATCAACCCATTGCATATATCGCACCGCAACATTGCGTTTCAGCACCTCACCGCAAACCGCTGTGCAAATGTGGGTTTTCCCGCTTCCCGGGTTGCCGCCAATGTACAACCACGGGCGGCGGGGGTTCTTTGGGTCTGCAAACAGGTCTTGCACATACTTTTGCCCCAATTCCTTCATCCGCTTTTGCAGGTCTGTTTTCACAACAAACGTGTCAAATGTTTGCAACTCAAGGGCGGCGGCAAGCCCGCTCCGGCGCAACCTGTCTTCAGCTTCACGGGCAAGGCGGCAAGCGCACTTTGCAACCGTGTTGTTCCCAACATCAACCCAACCCGTATCATTGCACTTGGTGCATTTATACACCGGAGTCAAGGAAGGAGTACTTTGACCGTGCGCCGCCATTATCTGCGCAATTGCCGCTTGCAACCCGTCCATTATTGTCCCCCCTTTCCCAAGTCCGCACAGCGGCTTTCCAATCTTTCATTGGTTGGTTGCCAACCCGCCAACCCTTTGCCGTGTAAAAGTCAACAAACCTTTGCGGGTCAACAGCGTTGCCACGCTCTTTGCAATACGCCTGTACTTGCTCAACGGTTGGGGGTATGAACCGCCTTGGCGGTTTAATCTCTTTTTCTTTTTCTTTTTCTTTTTCTTTCTCTTTCTCTTTTGGCAAATTTGATTCCGCTTGTTCCGGTTTGTTATCGTTTGTTATCTTTTGTTCCTCTTTGATAACACCGGAAACGGGTTGTTGCGTTTTGCCTTGCCGTGCTTGCCGCCGCACATCAGATATTGCGGCGTTGCGGTCAACCTGCCCTTTGAGAAAGCGGAAAGCAATCTTGCATGACCCGCACAGCAGGTGTTCATATTCCCGCCCGCTTGCGTATGACACAACAGCGTCAATCAAATTGCCTTTTTCCTCTGCGGTTAGGTCTTGCGTAACATCAAGCCATTCAAAGAAAATAGGCACATACTCCCTTGCCATGCAATCAACCTTCCTTTTCCCCTGTGCCGCACAGTTCATCCACGATAAACGCCAACTTGTTTGAAATCAGTTTCAACAGGCTGTTTGTTTCCTCAAGCTTTTGCATCATGATTGCCCTTGCTTCCTTTCTTTTTACAAGTAATTCTTGCCGAAAATCTTCATCCACTCTGTGTGGGAGTGCGTCTTTTCAAACGCCGTTTGCGCAACCTCTTGCAATTTGTGGTTCAACTCTGCGTTGTTGTGTACGCCATAACGCCCCGTGTGGTGCGTCCGGCAAAGCCAACAGGTCAAACCGTACCGGGTTGACAACCTGCGGTTTGCTGTGCCGTGCATAATGTGGTGATATTCCAAATCCCGTGCGCACCCACATACAAAGCACCTTTCCACCCGCAAGTCCTGTACAATGCTGTCATTCATGCGGTAAAGCACCCCGGCACGCCGCCCGCAATCTTGTACCGGGCAAAGCGCACCTTTTCCCCGTACCTGTTGACGCTTTCAACGGTTTCCGTAACAACCGGGATGCCTTGGCGGCGCATATCGTTGACCCGTGCCGCAAGGCGGGTGATACCCATTTCAAAACCTTCCATTGGCGTTATTGACCCGTGCGCCTGTATGTGCGCAATAATGCGTTGCACCTGTGTCAACGTTTGCCCCACCTTTCCAACATCTGTTCTTGCTCTGCATTTGATAGCGGTATAGGTATCTGCATTTGCTCTGCTTGGTCAACCAACCAATCCAACAACACCCGCATTTCCTCAACCGTGTACGTGCTTGTCCCGAAATACATATTGACCCGCTTGCGTCCGGGTGCGTCATCGTCTACAACCTCAAGGAACCAACCCGTGCCGTGCGATTCCCAACGCCGCCGCACATCGTCAAGGCTGAAAAGCGGGATGGGCGTTTGCCAATACACCCCAACCGCCTTGATTGCCGTGCGGTATACATCTTCCTTGCTCAATGGCGGGTTCATTGCTTTGCCAATGTCAGCGCACAAAGCCCAACAAAAAGCGTTTGCGTCCTTTGACCTGCCATTTGATTCCTTCTTGATCTCAACGGCAACGGGTTTGCCTTTTAAGCTGTCAAACCATTCCCCCGGCGGGGTGCGGGTGACAAAAGACACAAGCCATTCGCCACCCGCAAGCGGGATTGCTTCACGAAGCTTTCCCGTCATCCTTCAGCACCGTACCTTTCGGGGTGAAGTTGGCATACATTGCGCCAATCAGATTTTCCGCTTCCTTCTGCGTGTACTCTGTCAGCGGCTTTGCCGGGGCAAGCTTGGCATCCGTCAACGCCTTGACCTGTGCTTTCCAAATGGCGTTGTTTTCTGCCTTGCTGATCTCACGCACAACCCGCAATGCTTCCCGCTCTTTTGCAAGGTACTCAAGCACAGGGGAGACGGGTGCGGGCGGCGGGGTCTGCTGTGCCGGGGTTGGCGGCACGGTTGCCGCCTGTGTTACCTCTGCCTTTTGCTGTGCCGTTGACCTTGCCGCAATGCGCTCCTGTTGTGCCGCCCTTGGCGTGGCGGGTGTCTGTGCTTTGCTTGTGACCTCATGCGTTTCCGCATCCGGGTCAACCATTTCTTCCGTGGGTATCATGAACAATTGGAAGCACGCATATTTCAGCGCAACCGACATTGCTTTATTGCTTGCCTTGTCACCGCTGTCCATGCCCTCACCAACAACAACGCATGACACGTTTGACCCATCCGGCGCAAACAGGGTATATTTGATTGTCAGAATGGAGTATTTCAAAACTGTCTGCGTTTTCTGCCCGTTGTACTCTTTTTCCGAAATACGCTCTTCCCGTCTGTGGTCAAGGATTTCCGGGCAAATAAACAATCCAAGTTCAGCCATAACCGGGTTCAAGGCGTTATATACCGCATCAATGCCCCGGAACTTGTAACCTTGCTGTGCGTTCTTGCTATCTTTTCCAATAGCCCCAATTTTGCGCATTGCTTGACCAATCAAGCCGTAAATCTTTCCTTCGCTCATCGTCTTATTCCCCCATAATTGCACGCAACAGGCTGTTTTCAGCCTTGCCCGCTCTGCTGTCAAGAATCTGTGTCATTGCCGCCGCAAGCTTCATTGCTTCGCTCACTTTATCACCGCCCGCAAGCTTTGCCGCAATGCCAATAAGATTGTCATTCAGCACAACTTCTGCCATTGCTTTGCGGTCTGCGCAATCTGCAATCAGCGTTACATTCTGATAAAGTTCATCAACGTGAACTTCCTTTTCCACTTTGGTTTCCGGGTCAATCTCTGTAATAACAACACGATAAAGCTTTTCCATAATCACACCTCCACGCTGAATTTCGCTTCCCGGTCAACAACTTCAATGCCGGGTACAATCTCTCCGTCCTCTGTCACAATGTGACCTTCAAACACCGCCGTTGCGTCCTTGAGTTCCTGCCACGCAAGTTCCTCTTTGACCTTGACAAACTGCGCCATGCCGTTTGCCTTTGCCCAATCAATGACCGTTTTGTCATCACGCTTGTATTCCGGGTTCTGCGTCTTCAAAACCAACTTGCCACCGGGAAGCTTGTAACTTTCCTGCGTCTTGGTCTTTTTGTGCGGCACGGTTGCAAAATACTCTGCAAGCATCCTTTCAAGGTTCATCGTGTCGAAGTCGGTCTGTTCCGTGATCTCCCGGATTTTGTCTTTGTACCACGCAACCCACGTGTCCCGGTCTGCCCGTGCTTCCTTGATCTTGCCCAAAGCCCATTCGGCTTTCGCATCTGTGTCAATGACAAATCCTTCGGCTTCAGCTTTCAGCAACTCGCTCATTTTTTACTTTCCTTTCTCTTGCCCCTGTGTTATAATCGGGGCGAATGTGATTGCCCTTGCATTCCCCCGCTTCGGCGGGGCTTTTTTTATACCTGTACAAACCACGGGTATTCACCCCGCCTGTACCGCAACCAACGCCGGAAGCGTGCAAGCGGCGTAATGCGCATTCCCCGCACCCGTCCTGCGGCGGGGTGCATCAACTGCCACAATTCCATCCGTCAAAACCTCCTTGCTTGTTCACGCACATCAACTTCCAAGTCCTCAACCGCTTCTTCAAGGGAAGCAAGCCTGTACGTTTCCGGGCTGTCCTCAACCTCTGCGGCGGCTTGTTGCAGGAAATCTTCTGCCTGTTGCAATGCGTGCGCCGCTTTGGTCAGCAGGTCAACCGCCGCTTTGGCGTGCGGGTCTTCCTCGTTCAGTTCTTCCCACGCCCTTGCGTCTGCCGCTTCCTTGATTGCGTCAATATCTGTCATCTGTTCACCCCCTTCCGTAACAACTGCCGGGTTTCGCTTTCCGGGGGCAATGTCTTGCGCCGTTCCCATGCCGCAACCGCTCTTTCCGTTACCATCAACGGGGATTCAAGGTGTTCCATGTCCCGCATATACTTCCGGGCGGTTGTTGGCTTGCATTGATACCGGGCGCATATGTCCTGCACCGAATAAAGTCTGTCCATGCTCAACCCGCTTCCTTTGTCATAAGGTCATCCACCAACACACCAAGTGCATCCGCAAGCCGCTTCAGCGTTTCCGCTTTGGGCGAAACTTCCCCGGTTTCAATCCGTGCGATTGTTACCCGGTGAACCCCGGAAGCTTCCGCAAGTTGCTCTTGCGTCATCCCCCGTGCTTGCCGTACCTGTGCCAACCGTGCTATAACCCGCACCCCCTTCCTGTAGCTTATATGGTACACCAGAACGTATTGTAACACATAAGGTACAAACGTGCAACAGCAATTTACCCTGTGCGCTATTTACATTCATGTTACGTTCTTGTAACATATACGTTACAAAGCGAAAGGGGTGAACGTTGTGCAAAATGAGATTGGAAAACGGATTGCGGAGTTGCGCCGGGAACGTGGGTTGAACCAAGAAGAGCTTGCCGAACTTGCCATGTTGCACAGGGTAACCGTTGCGAAATACGAAACAGGGCAAATTGAACCGGGTGCGTTGGCAATCGGGCGCATTGCGGATGCTTTGGGCGTATCTGCGGACGAACTGCTGTGCCGGGTTGATAAACTGCCGCCCTTCATCAATATGGTCAAAGACGCTGTTCCCATTGTTGGGGATATAGCGTGCGGGAAGCCAATCACCGCCGAACAAAACATTGACGGGTATGCAGAACTGCCGGACGGCGTTGCCGCTGATTTCGCATTGCGGTGCAACGGTGACAGCATGACCCCAACTTTCCAACCGGGGGATTTGGTTCTGATACGGCAACAACCCGAAGTGCAACAGGGACAAATTGCCGCCGTTGGTATTGACGGGGAAGCAACCTTGAAACGGTTTTACAAGAACGGTGATGGCGTTGTTTTGATTGCGGACAATCCAGCATACCCGCCGCAAGTGTACCCAGCGGGAACGGATGTGCGTGTGTACGGGTTGGCGGTAGGCTTTGTCAGAATGTTTGGAAAGGAAAAAGCATGAAGAAATTGATTTGTATGTTTGTTGCTTTTTTGATTATCCCCGCCGTAGCATCTGCGGTTGATGTGTCTTCCATCAATGAATATCTTTCCGCTTTTGGGCAACCGGAACTTGCGGACGGTGTTTTTGATGGAAAGTATACCGTTTACAGCGCAGGTGCTTGCAATGTCTATTTCAGGGAATTGGAAGATGATCTCATTATTTACGTTGACGGGGACGGGGCAAATTACCTTGCACTTTGCACAGCGGCGGCAATGTCTTTGGAAGAAGACAACAGCGGTTTTGCGTACAATGCGGGCGTTATCCTGTCAAACTATCTGCTTACGTGCGGCGGTGAAGACCATGACGCATATACGCAGGACGGCAACCTTGTCATGTTTGTGCATCGCAATGACGGAATAACTTTTGCCGTAAACAGGAAGTGACGATATGCCACGGGAAAAGAAACAGAAATTAAAAAAACGCCCGGACGGGCGTTATGCTTGCCGCTATCATAACCAATGGTTCTATTCGTATGACCCGGATGATTGTCTGTTGCAACGGGAAGAGTTCAAAGCGGCTGAAAAGCGGGGGCGGGTTGCGGTGTACTTTGTCAGCGGGTATGCTGAAAAATGGTTGGAACGCTCCCGCCCGGATGTTGTGCCAAGCACAATGACGGGGTTGCGCACCCACCTTGCCAACCTAACGGATGCGGTTGGCAACCTGCCGTTGTCGGATGTAAAGCCTTCGGACATCAAGGGCATTTTCTCAACCCGTTACAAAGGGCTTTCCAATTCATACATCAAGGCGGCAAAGCAACTTTATTGCGCCATGTTTGATTCTGCGGTTGCGGATGGGTTGATCTTGTCAAACCCCGCACGTGACCGCACGGCAAAGCCGCACAAAGGCACAACGGGCGGGCATAGGTCAATCACGGCACAGGAAAGGGAATGGATAGAAACGCTCTGCACGGAACACAGGGCATACCCGGTTGTTATGGCAATGTTATATGCCGGGTTGCGCCCGCAAGAAGCAAAGGCGTTGGATATTGACAGGGATGTTGACTTCAAGCGGGAAATAATAGCGGTACGGGAGACAGCCCACACAAGCCCCGAAAACGGGCAGAAATACGCCTATACAGGCAAGGGAAAGACAGACAAAGCAAACAGGTCAATCCCGCTTTTGCCCCCGCTGAAAACCGCCTTGCAAGGGCGCACAGGGCGTTTGATAACATCGGCGCACGGGGAAGCGGTCACGAAAACAACGTGGCGGGTTGTGTGGCGGTCATACGTGTCAAGCATGGAAGCGGCAATCAACGGGGTGCAACGGCGTTGGTACGGGCGCACAAAGGAACACAAAGCCATCCTTGCCGCCGGGGGCAAACTGCCGCCGTGGATACCGTTCACGGTCACGCCGTATGATCTGCGGCACACATTTGCAACCATGCTTCGGGATATGCAACCGCCCGTTGAACTGCATACCGTCATAAAATGGATGGGTCATGCGGACGCAACAATGCTTTTGCGCATATATGAC